CGACGATGAGATTTAATGAAGTCAGTTTGCAAAAAGCAGAAGATGACGATTATGGCAAATGGGATATCGATGATACACGTAGACCAAAGCTAAAACTTAAACATATTAATAAAATGCGCAATATGCAAGAAATGCGCAAAAAAGAACATGATGAAGAAGTGATAAGTAATAAAGCAATGTATAGCCAAGGCGAAGCTGAGTAAACAAACAGTTTTATGAAGTTTTTCAAAAGATAGTGTAGAAAGTGCAGTTTTAAATGCATTTTACTATGGTCTTTACCAATGCGTCTTAAATACATATGTTATAACCTATCGGATAGAAGGAGATTTTAATCATGAGTGCTCAACATCGTTATACAAAGATTATTGAGAGCCTAGTAAACGGCGATGAAGCTAATGCTTCAGAACTACTACACGAAGCTTTCGTAGAAAGAGCCCGCGAGATCTGGTCAGATCTAGTGGAGCAAGATGAAATCGCAGAAGATGAGGTTTCAGAAGAAGAATTAGAAGAAGCAATTGGCTCAGAAGAAGCTGATGACTTTTTAGATGACATCGAAACATCAGAAGACGAAATCGAAGCTGAAGAAGCTTTCGGCGAGTCAGACGACGAAGAAGATGAAGATGCAATGGATATGGATTCAGAAGAAGAATTATCAATGGATCACGACGAAGCAGGCGACAATGATGTTGAAGATGCTATCGTGAATGTTGAAGATGCTTTAGCTGATCTAAAAGCTACATTTGCAGAAATCATTGGCGATGACATGTCAGACGATTCAGAAGAAGCAGAAATGCCAGCAATGGACATGGAAGCAGACGATGATGAAGTTGAAGAAGAATTCGCTTTTGAAGCTGAAGAAGCTGACGAAGAAGAAACTGAAGAGCTTGAAGAAGCAGCAGACTTAACAAAAATTGGCAAAGACGGTGCAATCCACCCAATCGACATGCCAGCAGGCGACGACGGTAAAGCGTCACCAGTTAAAGATGCAGGCAACGACATGGCGAAACCAGTATCAACTGACACAAAAAAAGAAGCAGGTGGCAAAGCGCCAGCAGCTAAAGACATGGGCGTTACACACCCAGGCGATGGTGCAAAACTATCACCTGAGACACGTGGCCATGGCGCAGAGAAAAAAGGTTCGGGTGAGTAATGTTAACACTTAAAGAACAACTTTCTTTTGATCAAGCAAGTATCGTAACTGAAGCTGTCGATGACGGTAAGGGCGGTAAAAGCTTGTATATGGAAGGTATTTTTGTTCAAGGTGATAAACGAAACCAGAATCAAAGAGTTTACCCTGTAACAGAGATTGCTAAGGCTGTTAAGAACATCCAAGGCAAGATTGATGACGGGTTCACAGTATTAGGCGAAGCTGACCATCCAGATGACTTACAAGTTAATCTAGACCGTGTTTCACACGTAATTGAAAAAATGTGGATGAACGGTCAGGATGGTTTTGGTCGCTTAAAGATTTTACCAACTCCAATGGGAAATATATGTAAAACCCTACTGGAGAATGGTGTAAAACTAGGCGTATCTAGTCGTGGTAGCGGCAATGTTGCGGAAAGTGGAAATGTATCAGATTTTGAGATTCAAACGGTAGATATCGTTGCGAATCCTTCAGCACCTGATGCTTATCCTGATCCGTTATATGAAGCTATTATGAATGGTAAGCGTGGTAACATCCTTTTGGACGTTGCACATGCTTCAAATCAAGATAACGCCGCACAAAAGTATCTTCAGGAAGAAGTGCTTAAATTTATTAATAACTTAGATATTAGGAGAAGTTAACATGGCGCATGCAATCGACCAACTCCTAAGTTCAGAAGTTTTAAGTGAAGAAGTTCGCACAACACTTTCAGAAGCATGGGAAACTAAGCTTGTGGAGGCACGTGAGGAAATTACAGCAACACTACGTGAAGAGTTCGCTAATAGATATGAATCAGATAAGACGCAGATGGTGGAAGCACTAGACGCAATGCTTAATGATACAATCAAAGCAGAACTTGTAGAGTTTGCTGAAGATAAGAAAGCAGCAGTAGAAGCAAAAGTTGAATACAACAGTAAGCTAAAAGAACATGCAGCTATTCTAGATCAGTTCGTAATGGAAACCTTGAAAAAGGAAATTAAAGAATTACGTGATGATCGTCAACTTCAAGAACAAAACTTCGGGAAGCTAGAAGATTTCGTAATGGAACAACTAACTTCAGAACTTAACGAATTCCACCAAGACAAACAAGAACTAATTGCAGAGAAAGTTCGTCTAGTGAAAGAAGGTAAAGAAATGATTGCTGAAACTAAACGTGAATTTATTGACAGAGCAAGTGGCAAACTAGCAAGTATTGTTGAATCAACACTAACTGGTGAACTACACACTCTTAAAGAAGACATTCAACTTGCAAAAGAAAATATGTTTGGTCGTAAGATCTTTGAAACATTTGCAGCTGAATTTATGAGTTCACACTTAGCAGAAGGCACACAAGTTTCTAAGCTATCACAGGAATTACTAACGATGAAAACTGCATTAGCAGAATCAACGAAAGTAGTTGCTGAAAAAGAGGCGCTGATTGAATCAGCAGCTAAAAAGGCATCACGCATTGCAGACGCAAGTCAACGCAAAGCAAAAATTGATGAACTTTTAAGTCCTCTTGCAAAAGACAAACGTGAATTGATGACAAACCTACTTGAAAGTGTTGCAACTGTAAAGTTACAAGCAGCATATAACAAGTATTTGCCAACAGTGTTAAACGAAACAGTAAAAACACAAAATTCACAAACATTAAATGAATCTCAGAAGACTGAGATCACAGGTAACAAGGTGAGCACACAGGAGACTGAAAGCGAAGCCAAGATTATTAACCTAAAAAAATTAGCTGGTATCAAATAATAAGGAGAATACCAAATGTCACAGAATCTATTTGAAAACTGGGGTGTAACTAAAGACGCTCTAACAGATGGTCTAGCAGGCAACAAAAAGGTTGTAATGGAGTCAGTTCTAGAAAACACTAAGAGCTATCTTTCAGAAACCGCTGCAGCAGGCACATCAATGGCTGGCAATATTGCCACAATGAATAAAGTAATCCTACCGGTAATCCGTCGTGTTATGCCAACGGTTATTGCTAACGAACTAGTAGGCGTTCAGCCTATGACTGGCCCAGTAGGCCAAATCCATACACTACGTGTACGTTACTCAGAAACAGCAGCTGGCGCAACAGCTGGTGATGAAGCACTAAGCCCATTTGCAATTGCAAAAGGTTACTCAGGTGACGCAGCAACTGGTGGTCCAGCAGCTACTTCTTCTCTAGAAGCAGAAGCAGGCCGTAAGCTTTCAATTCAAGTATTGAAGCAAACAGTTGAAGCGAAAACACGTAAACTATCAGCACGTTGGACATTCGAAGCGGCGCAAGACGCTAACTCAATGCACGGTCTAGACGTTGAAGCAGAAATCATGCAAGCACTTGCACAAGAAATTACTGCTGAAATCGACCAAGAAGTTCTAACATCACTACGCACTCTAGCAGGCGCAGTAACAGATACATACGACCAAGGCAACGTATCAGGTCAAGCAACTTTCGTTGGTGACCAACACGCAGCACTAGCAGTTCTAATCAACAGAGCGGCTAACCTAATTGCAACACGCACACGTCGTGGCGCAGGTAACTACGTAGTAGTATCACCAACAATGCTAACTGTTCTACAGTCAGCAACAACATCAGCATTTGCTCGTACAACAGAAGGTCCTTTCGAGGCTCCAACTAACACGAAATTTGTTGGTACACTAAACAATACAGTACGTGTATTTGTAGACCAGTATGCAGCAGACGATGCTCCAGTACTAGTTGGCTATAAAGGTGACGGCGAAATGGATGCAGCTGCGTTCTATTGCCCATACATCCCGCTAATGTCTTCAGGCACAGTACTAGATCCAGCAACGTTCGAACCAACAGTGTCATTCATGACACGTTACGGTTATGTAGAGCTAAACAACCAAGCTTCATCACTTGGTAATGCGGCAGACTACCTAGCTAAAATTGGCGTTGATGCGACAGCACTATCATTCCAGTAAGAACTTACTAGAATACATAAACATAAAACAGGATCTTCGGATCCTGTTTTTTTTTTACTTTTTTTTAAAAAAAGGCTTGACATTAGTGTCAAGATGTGCTATATTAAGTACATAAGCTAAACGACGGTTTAGATTAGATAGTGCAAGGAAATGTCGTTTCGTAAGGACGATAACTTGGCTAGTAGCTGTAGTGGCAGCGTATGAGCATGGAGACATGAAGATACGTAGATTCAAACGTAACTGTTTGATACTAGGCGCAACCGAACGTATAGAATACTTACTAGGTTGTTGGAGGTAGACTGTAATCCTCCCTATCATATTAACAAAGGGTTTTGTTCCCCTTGTAAAACAACTGAGCAAATGGTGCCCAGGAGACTGGCCGTCCTTAGTAAGACGCAAAACTGCTGGTTATGGGTAGGTCATACCTACCAAGCCTGAGTAGTGGCTAGGGACAACCGAAAGGCCCTCCCTAGTTTACGGCACCTGAGTATGTGTAGAAACTGCTTACACTAATTCGTCAATGCGGGTTTGCTAACAGTAACAGACACTACAGGCGTCATGTCAACTACTGCGGTAAGGTTCGACTCCTTAATTGACACCAAAGTAATGGGAAGTAGCTCAATGGTAGAGCATCTGTTTTTGGTACAGAAGGTTGTAGGTTCGAGTCCTACCTTCCCA